AAGTCTGTTATGGGCAAAGATGCTAGCAAAGGTAGTTTTGTTGCACAGAAAACGATTGATGCAATGTTTCAAACAATGGCGATTGATTGTGAGCTTATCACAGAAAATCAAGTTATAACTTTTGAACACAAAGAATATGAAAATGGACATCAAACGGCTGTGTTTATTGGAACACCTAAAGATAAAAACGACAACATACCAACGCACATAAATAATGATTTAGGAGCAACAGCATGAGCAAAAATAAACAAGGATATGAAAAGGTTCTATCCGAAAAAATAGAGAAACTTACTAATCAAGTTAATGGATTGTCTAGCAATGAAAAGACAATAGTTAGCACACTAAAATCACATGGAGATGCTTTGATTGATATGTCAAAAAGCATAGAGCGTGTAGCTAAGTCTGTGCAGGAATTGTTAGAAGTTGTTAACATTATTTACAAATCAAAATAGGAGAAAAATGATGACCGAGAGAATCAAACCACTAACACAAATACAAAAAAAGTATCTCAAAGAACGAGTCGATGATATAATCGATTCTTTTAACAGGCAGATGGAAAGAGCAGATGATGATATAAAACCACCTGTAATTGAACAAGATAAGACACTATTTAAAGCTCTTAAAACAGGCGACCTTGATTGGATTCATGACACAAATATTGTTAGCATGATAAAAACTAAAGTCAATCAAGGAGATTTTAGTACGTATTACTCAAGAAATATAGGTACTGTAGAGCTGTCTTTGAAAGATTTGATTGTAGGTGTAGATGATTTTGTTGAAAAACGAAAGGAAATAGCAAACGCACAAACCAATGCCAAGCGTGAAATCAAACATAAATATTATCTAAAAGCTAGCACCTTAAATGACAAAGCTATACTTGAAGGAACAGATATATCTGAGCAAGTTGAGTTATTTAGGTTAGAATGCAATGATGCTGTTCAGCAGTTTATTCAAGAATGGAAGCATGTAGACACATGGGATAAAGAGAGTAATGAGATAAATATGGCTGATGCTAGCGAAATGGTAGCTTAGTTTCAAGAGGGTGGGGGTGCTAGCTAAAGCACCCCCTTTTTGTTCAACCGAGAAAGTAAGAGGAATGTGAACAATATTAGACTCTGTAAATTATGTTGCATATTTGATGGTTGCAATATATTTTATGTAAAAAAAACTAGGATTATATCTATGAAGATAAGTAAATTAAATAAATATGAACAATTTTCAATACCAAGTATTAAGAAAAATGGAGTTGTTTTAGAGCATGGATTAGGTAGTACTCACGTTATGTATTATGATTGTAAAAAAGAAGATAAGATGGGTAACGTAACAGGTTATGCGAATACTAAAACAAGAATATCTTTAGATACAGAGGTAATTAGACATGGAAAAATTGACAATAAAATTCAACAACGAACCAAAAAGTCTTAGTAATAAAAAAACTATTATATCATTTCTTGAAAGACATGATATAGATTATAATTTCAAAATTGTATCTTCTAACCATGATACAACAAAATGCAATAAATGTGGTACGATAGATTATGAAAATTCTGATTGTGATGAATGCATTAAAAACACAGTAGGGGAAGTATATTATATGTAGTTTTATGGCAAGCGTTATTTTTTTTATATAACATGTCCTCCTTTGTTAAATGTAGTTACCTCGATAATGTTTGCCATAAAGATTTCAACCAAACGAGAAAGGAGTATCTATGCCTGTAAATATACAAGGTAAAGAATACGCAACAGTAAACGAAAGAGTAGCTGAAGCTCACGAAAAGTGGGAAGGCAATCTTTCGATAAGAACACGAGTACTTGAATCAATAGACGGATTCGTAAGAGTAAAAGCTACTATAAAGCACAAAAACGATGCAGGAACCCACGTATTTGTAGGTCATGCAGAGGAGCAGATAGGTTCTTCGTTTATCAATAAAACTAGCGCACTTGAGAATGCAGAGACAAGTGCAGTTGGTCGTGCGTTAGCTTTTGCAGGGTTTTCAACAGATGCTAGCATAGCGTCAGCAGATGAAGTTGCTAATGCAATGATGAGTCAAAACAATGCCCCTTCCACAAATCAAAACAATGCCCCTTCCACAAATCAAAACAAAAATGTAGCAGAGTTTGATGAATCTGAACTTGACAATATTGATTGGAATGTTGAAAGGGAGAAAGAGATTACATTTGGTAAGTACAAAGGAACGGCTTGGAAAGACATTAATGATGGTTATCTCTCTTGGCTTGCAGGAAAAAAAGATGGTAAGAACGCTCATTTTGCTGACTTAGAGCAAACCTTTAGGATAGTTATTGAAGCATCTCAAGAACCTAAAGAAAAGGTTAAAGAAGAACCTAAAGAAGAGGTTAAAGCTATCTCAGAAATAACAGAGGATTTTAAAGAGGAGTTGTTTGATTAGTGGGTACACAGACAAGTTACACCAAAGATGCTATCTTTGGTAGTAACGGGAAAGTAGTAGCCGTTATCATAGACAATATGCTTCACAAAAGAGTGTTTGCTAGCAAGCATTTCTTACGCAAACCACCTGCAATAGCATTCGACAAGTCTGTTATTCATGAAGCTCGCAGTAAGAAAGCAACAGACATCATGGTGCATGACAGAGAATCTAAAAAAAGATACAAGATTAGCATGGATTCTTTTGTTAACAATGCGTTTCAGATTGACAGAGGTCATGGTGTACAGCTAGCATTAGCTATTGGTAAATGGACTATACTTGACCCAAGACAATTCAACCTTTTTAAAAACTAAACGTGATTAGGGTAAGAGTCTTAATGAAATTAATTATAACTGTGGGTCAGAGGAGTGGCTCGCATTTTGATTAGTGGCTTTAGGGTGGCACTCTTACCCTAAAATTAAAAGGATATTATGGGAAGAAAGCAAAAACAAAAAGGAAATAGAGTAGAGCGTAAAATTGTAGCTATTTTGCAAGAAAATAGATTTACAGATTCAAAAAGAACTTGGGGAAGTAGTGGGCGTAGTATGGGTCTTGATGATGAAGTTGACGTAGTGTTGCAGGAAGGTGTTTACTTGCAGGTAAAAGGAAGGCGAAAGCTAGCAAATTATATACGACCAAAAGAGTCCGTTATAGATGCACAGATACTTGTAGAGGATAGACAAGAACCACTTGCAGTAATTACTTTTAATCAATATATGGATTATGTTAAATTAAGAAATGAAAAAGAAAGAACTTGAAGAAAGAGTTGAGCAGTTAGAGATTAAGCTAGCTCAAGCAAATGAAGTTGTGCAATTTGTTTTAAATGTCGTTCATTTATGGAGAAACAAGAAGATTGGCAATTTAAGGGGAATAAATACAATTAGTAAAGTATTTGTTGAAAAACAAAAGGAATCAAAGTGAAAATACATTTAGACCCAACAATTATGCAGTCAAAGACAGTAAGTAAATTGGTTGAGATAATAGAAGATTTATCAATAGAAACTAAAAGACTTTCAAGAAATAATGCAAAGGGTAGTGAATCTACAGAACTATTAATTAAAAAAGCTAATTATGTTATTAATGCAAGAGATAAAGAAATAGCACGAGTTCATAATTTAAAAAGAAGAGGTTCGTTAAATAACTTTTATTCAAATGATATTTAATGGTAAAAAAATAAAAGAAGGTGATTTGGTAACTTATGTTACAGGTCGAAACATGAAAGGTTTTTTAGATTACGAATATGGAAAAGTAAAGAGTTTTTCAGAGAGTGGTGTAATATTTATAGAGTCTCTTAAAAAAAAGAGGTTAACAGCAATTAGACAAGAGGAGTTAGTGAATGTTAAAGGAAAAGAAAGAGAATAAATCCCCAGCGTTTCAATTTTACGCACGTGATTTCTTAACAGATATAAACGTACAGCTTATGAGCATGGAAGAACGAGGTATATATATTACCTTGCTAGCTTTTGCATGGCTTGAAAATGGTGTTCCGAATGATATATCTGTTTTAAGTCGTTTGTGTGGAAATCCACCTAAATTTGAAAAATCAATGATAAGCGTAATGAATTGTTTTTATGAATTAGAAGGTAGATTATATAATAAAAGAATGGAATCTATAAGACTTGAGCAAAAAGAAAAACGTGTGAAAGCAAGTGAGGCAGGCAAAAAAGGTGCTAAGATAAGATGGCAATCGGATGGCAAGGCTATAGCTACCCCAATGCCATCGCATAACTCTGCTACTGCAACTGCTACTACTACTGCTACTGCAAAAATACCTTACGACAAAGTCGTTGCAGAATATAATGGGATTTTAGGCGATAGTTTACATAGAGTACAGAAACTAAATAGTGCAAGAAGAGGTTTAATCAAGCGTATGTGGAAAGAAAATCCTAAACTTGAGTACTTTATTAAATACTATAAAAAAGTAAAGCAGACACCATTTTTATTAGGAGATAATAATAATGGTTGGACTGCCGACTTTGATTTTTTACATAAAGAAAAAACGGTAATTAAAATTGAAGAAGGTGCATATAAACGAAAAGAGAAAGATACTAGCACGTATTTTAAACCAAAAGAGTATACATTTACTTGCCCTAATCACAGAGAGATTAAAAGAGTTGGAGAACGCAATCTGTACGTTTCTTGTCCTAAGTGTGGAGAAAGATTGGTAAATGCAGATAAGCTAGTTATTGAAGATTTTACAAAACAAATAAGGAGTTAAAATGAAGTTCAGTAAGTTTATAGAATTACTAAAAAAAAATAAAATAGATTTTGAGTATGATGGTTGGAATCATAGAGCTGTATTGCATTTACATGACAACCCTATGGAAGAGTATAATTTTAGAATATATCTACAAGAAGATGATGACTCAAATACAAGAAACAAACCTATTGCGTATCATAAAAATCCTATCACAACTCTTAAATTTGATAGTAGATTTGAGATAGAGAATAAAAATGAATAATATAGTAAAAAGTTAATAATGGTTAAAAAAGAAAAAAAGGTAATTACAAGGCAAAGCAAAGAGTATCCTAAAAAATTTTATAATAGCATCATGGATAATTCTTATGCTCCAATAAATAAAATATGGAATAACGATAGGCTAGGTCGATTGGGAACTTATGGAAATATAACCAACGGCAAACAAAAACGTCAGTCGTATAAAGAATGGTTAAAAAATAATGAAAAAAAAGATAAAGATGATTTTTACTTTTAAAGATAATGTAGGAATAGGTACTACTTAACCTTATTTCTTAAGCTAGCATGTCTGGGTCAACAGCTTCGATAAACTTTCCCACCGTTCCTTTACCACCTGCGTTATAATACTTTACCCAATATTCAGCTTGACCTTCTAAATCGCTAGCTTTAGGCAGTCTCTTAGGAACACGTCTGTATACCAACCTTGCCATACACACAGCAAAAGCGATGTTGGTAGTCAAAAGCTCAGTACATTCTTCTTTTGTAGGTATGTTTTCTTTGTACTTACTATCTAAATTACACGCATCAATTACGTCATACCATATAGACTTTCTATATCTAAGATAGTTTTCAAATATATCAAAAGCTGTATTGCTTTCAACTTGCCAAAAAGAACGAGCTATCTTACTAGGGTATTGCATAATAGCTCTGTAACCAGACTCTACCATACCTGTGTTAAATATTAATGAGCTAGCATCTTCAGAGTACATACTTATTCTGTGAAGAGTAGTGTCAATAATTTCTTCTACGTCTCTATAAAGATTCTTTAAGTAACTTTTTCTTTTTTTTGAGTTCACGTTTATACCTATTTATTGCTTTAGTTTTTTTTCTTTTTTCCTGCTTGCGTAGTTTAGCTTTTTTATTTGGCATTTGCTAGCTTTTTTTACTTCTTTTCCATAGTAAGTAATCTCTACCTTCGTAAGGCTCAAATATAGTTGTAACTAATCTAGGGTCATCATCATTATATTGGGGGTCAATGATAGTTACAGGACATTTAAATATGTTTTGGTCGGGTAATCCTTTTTCTTCTGCATATCTATCCATTTCTTTATAGCTAGCAATCCGTAAAGCATGTGATATTAAACCACTTGCAGGGTCTTTAAGCACTTGATATCCACTTACGTGCGTATGTCCTGCTGTAAGTACATGGTCTCTCCAACCCATTTGTATAGCTTTTGAAATACCATGAGCTGTATTCCACATTGAATGACCTGCAAAAGTGTGTCTAGCATTAATCCTAACTTGTTTTTTATTAGGAAATACAAGATTCATTCTAACACCATTATTGTTAAACAAACCTGCTTTTTGACTTACCATCCACTCTAAAGGGTCTCCTGCGCCACTCCATGCATCATGATTTCCACCAACTAAGTACAACCAATCGACTTTAGTTATAAAATGCTCAGTTAATCTCCACGATTCTTTAGCTGAAGTAGATTGCTCTCCATATAATCGTGCTAGCCTACCAATCCAGTTGTTTTGATTATCACCTATATTACCACCAAACATACCTTCAGTATTTTGAACTAAATCAGCGTGTGCTAGCAATTCTGCTATGTTTGTTCCATCATCGTCAATATGAGGGTCGCCAAAATGCGCTATGCCTATTGGACCATCGAGATTAATTTTGACGTTTATTAAATGTTGTTTGTTTTTGGCTTTGTTTTTAAGGGCAAATTTTTTGATTCTATTTTCAATCAAATCACCTATTGGTTCATTGCCTGTGGGGTAATCTTCTACAGTAAAATCGTCATCAAGCTTTTCTTTTCTTACTATAGCTTTCCATCTTCTAATTGTTCTAGGATGAACTCCCATAATTTCAGAAGCGTATCTATTATTATATTTTTGAGCTAGCTCGGCACCTTTTTTATAGTCCTTCATACCAAACTTGCTATTGGATTTTCTCATGGTCGCTCTTATGAGACTAATAATTACGCACGCATACGAATGCTAATTATTTATTTTTTATCTAAAACTTTTCCTAATACTTCCTCAAATACGCTATAAACAGCATTAATGATTTTAGCTTCAGTTTTTTCGTTTATAAAAGGAATGTCAACATGTCTGTTTAGCTCTTTTATAATTTCTTCTTTATTTTTATCATTAAATAAGTATTCTTTTATTAAATTACCTAACATTATATATCCTTATTTTACTTTTTGATATTCTTTATATTTAATTAACAGCGTAAATATACCAATAAATACGCCTACAATCATACCAATAAATTGAATTACAGGTGAAAGTCTCTCTATTAATGGGAACATAGAACCTCCTATGCTAGAAAATACGCCCAAAATGGGGTATTTAGATAGTAATTGTTCCATTTTAAGCATTTCTCACTTTTCTAGCTACTTTTTTTGAGTATCTTGCTTTAAATTTACCTTTTTTACTAGCTTGCCGTTTACGTCTATTAGTAGATGCTTTTTCAGATTTAGAAAGACTTTCCCTAACTGATTTAGGTAAGTACCTACCCCTTTTTGACTTTGGTTTTTTTTCATCACCTTTAGTTACGTATCCCCATTTTTGTTTTGTCCATTTTCTAAGACTTTTTTGACTTTTGGCAAGTGCCATTTCTATCTGTATCCTCCACCTTTTGCTTTATATTGTCGAGCTAGCATTTGAGCTTTTCTTGCAGACCATTTACCAGCAGGACCACCTTTAGAGCCAGCTAGTATTCTACGAAATAAATTAGCACGCATTGTAGGTTTTGTATAATTGCCTGCTTTATTAACAGTAGATTTTTTTTTACGTGTTTTTCTTCGAGTTTTACCTTTTGGCATTTTTCTTTTTTATGTTTTTAGTTTTACGCAATATATCAAAATCAGCTTTAGTAATTTTATTTTTAGGAAAAGCTAATCTAGCTATTTTTTTTTGTTTTTTAGTAAGAACTACCACGTCTTACCCTAGCTCTTTTTTTAGGTTTTCTTGTTTTACCCATTTTACTTTTACTTTTTTTTGCTTTTTTTCCGTATCCTATACCTTTTGGCATTATTTACCAGCCTTTCTTTTTTGTTTTGAACCTCTACCATTTCCTAGTTTAGCTTCAATATAGTTTAATTGGTCAGTTATTTCATCGTTAAGTTCTTGAAATTTATCGACCATATCGTTTTTAGCATCTATTAATTTAATTATAATAGCCTGTAAGTCATCTATTTTTTTATTTAATTCACCTGTCATCCATTTAAAAGTAAACCACAATATTCCAGCACATAATCCAGCAAATCCAATTTCCGTCCAATTTTCAATCACTACTTTCCTACCATTTTCTGTGCTTTATTGTGAGCTTGTTTAAATGATTTACCTTTACGCATTTCTGTTGCCATCATAGATAAATGTTTTTTAGTATGATGCACTTTATGTTTTGACATTTGTCTTTTTTGGACAGTTGTCAAG